AAGTGGCACGATGCACACTCGATCAAACTCGGTGACCCTAAGGTCAAAACCATCAAGGCTGAAAACATAAAGGAGGCATAGCATGTCGTTACTTCAGCAAGTGACGAGCACCCGCGAAAGCGGTGGCTCAATACCGCCTGTCAGGATAAACATCCAGGGCACGGACGGTATCGGTAAAAGCACCTTTGGTGCAGGGGCTGACAGCCCTATCTTTATACAGGCAGAAGATGGCCTGTCATTCATAAGCGCCCCGCGCTTCCCTCAAGCGGATACATGGCAGGAGCTTCTTGAACAAGTGAAGACGCTTGTCATGGAAGAGCATCCGTATAAGACGGTTGTGCTGGATACCACTGACGCTGCCGCCAAGTTGGGCGAAGCATATGTGTGTGCTCAGAATGGTTGGACATCGGCGGCAGACCCCAAGGCAGGATACGGTGCGTTCTACGTTGCCGAAGAAAACTCTTGGGTACACTTGCTGTCAGGCCTCAATGCGCTGCATACCCAGAAGGGTATGAACATCATTTTGTTAAGCCACGTTGCTTCCAAGGCATACAAAGATCCTGAACTGGAGCCGTATGACCGATGGGAGATGCGTTGCAACAAGAAGGTGAACGCGCTTATCAAAGATTGGGTTGATTTCAACCTGTTCGCAAACTACGAAACCCAGTTGATCAAGGACGGCCAGAAGGCCAGAGGTGTCAGCTACGGTAACCGTGGTTTGTATACAAAGTTTGCTGCGGCATACGATGCGAAGTCTCGTATCGACCTGCCCTCCAAGCTTGAGTTTTCATGGGATAAGTTCATGGAAGCTTACAACGCAGCACTCGCTGCAAACACAAACACTGAAGCAGCTTAAAGGAGCAGCACTATGGGTCTATTAGATCAAGGTATCGATGTCAGCAATATTGAAGTTACTGACAACGACAATACACCGTTTCCAGAAGGGGACTACACACTAGCTGCGGCGCTGTTCACCGAAGAGGTGTCGAAGGCCGGTAACGAGATGATCAAGATTGAGTTCAACGTAGTTGGACCAACTCACGCAGGTCGTAAGATCTGGGATTACTTTGTTCTCAACAACCAGGTTGGCCTGTCTCGACTGAAGGCTTTCATCGGATCAACAGGACAGGATGCATCTCAGTCGTTGAACACCGACATGCTTCGTGCCGCGATGGGCAAGCAGTTTACTGCAGCGATCAAGGTCGAGCCTGCTTCAGGCCAGTACGGGCCCAGCAACAAGATTGGTGGATACAAGTCTGGTGCCGGTGCGCCTCAGGCTCACGCTCAAACTGAGCAGCCACAACAGGCACAAGCCACGCCAGCCCCTGGGTTGAACACCGCAAGCTGGTCTTGATGTGAAATTGGTCGGGGCCGATACCGCATTGTCCGTTGTTGCAATTGGTGCGGTAGAGGCTTGATACCCACGTTCCCGTCCGTGTGACCGAAGGCGGGACTAATTCAAACAGAAAGGAACTGATATGAACTTACATTCTGAAAAAACATTACGCTTCACCCGTAACGCACTGAACAGCCACATCATGGCTGAAGCCGTCAAAAGCGGAACGAAGAAAACGGCAGCGACTGCGGTCATTGCCAAGAGCGTTAGTGTTGATCGCAAGAGCTTGAAGGATTTTGTTGAAGGCGATGTCGCCAAACCATCCAAGAGGGTCATGCAGAAGTATGTCGATTGGCTAGGGAAAAACCCTGAAAAAACTTCTGATCCTCGTGATGAAAAGCCTAAGCCAGCTTCCAAGCCTGCTGTTAAAAAAGCTGAATCTTTAAGCGATGAAGATATCGCTTTAGTTCTAGATGTGTTGCACAACACCCAGCTAGATCTCGAAAGTGATCGTAGCGCAATGGAGTATCCGGCAGACGGGATTGAATACAGTCTTGCTTCTATTCGGGCTGTGCATTATCGAGAAGAACGAGTTAATCAAGTGTGCAAGAAGCTTGAATCATTGGCTTCGTGCGAGTTTGATTTTGATGATCAATTGCAATGTTTGGTTATCAAAGCATGAGTGATGAAGAGTTCGATATTGAAATGGAAGGCGGCAGTGAAGATCACGAGTACGCCATGGACCTGATCAGGAACTTGATGGAAGTCAGCGCGAAAGATTTAGACTCTCGCATCCTGGTCGAGGTCATGATGGTGTATTCGCTTGGTTGGAACATGGCTCATGGCGACATAGAGCTAATGTCTCAACTGCTGCCTCAGGTTATTAGCCGCATTAAAGATGGCAGTTATAAAGAAGCTGTTGATTTCTTGCGTGATGAAGATGAAGAAGAGGAGAGGATATGTCATTAGCTACCGAATCCCGATTCAAAATTCGTAAACGCGCCGTTCTGCGGTGCATTTACAAATCACCAGAGGATAGTTGGGCTAAGAATTACTGGCGCAACACCTATAAAAGATTGATTGAAGAGCGAAGTGATGAAGTTAAGGTATTACCAAGAAGAAGCAATTGAAGCAGCACTGCACTGGTTTGATACCCAAGCAACACATCCGCTAATCGTTCTGCCTACTGGGGCTGGCAAGACAGTTGTCTTTGCCAACCTCATCAAGCAACTGTTCGATGCAGAGCCTGACTGCAGAGTCTTGATCCTCGCGCATCGACAGGAGCTTGTCACCCAGGCTGAAGACAAACTCAAGAAAGTATGGCCATGTGCGCCATCTGGGATTCTTGCAGCCGGTCTTCGCCAGTACGAAGTCGATGGTCGTATCGTGATTGCCAGCAGAGATACGCTGGCTACACCCAAGCGACTGGCTTCTTCTGGCCATTTCGACTACATCATCGTGGACGAGGCCCACCATGTGGCGCCGGACCCGAAGACGCGATACCGCAAGATCTTTGATTACTTTGATGAAGAGCAGTGGACACCGCCCAAGATCCTTGGCGTGACCGCCACCCCCTTCCGTATGGGTCAGGGCTTCATATACGGCCTAGACGGTCAGTTTTTCTCAGGCGTAGCCTACCGCGTAGGCATACCCGAAATGATCAAGAACGGCTATCTGTGCCGCCTGTCGGCATACAAGGTCAGCGATGACGCTGTGATCGATGCTTCTACTGCGCGAGTGAAATTCAAAGGTGGTGACTACCGTGAATCCGACATTGCAAAGCTGGCCATGGAAGATCAAACCATGTTGGCCATCGTTGCCGATTGGATCGATAAGGCGTACAGCAAGGGCAGGATGAGCAGCGTGTTCTTCTGTATCACCGTGGCTCATGCTGAAAAGATGTGCATGTACCTACGTCAGGCGGGCATCGAGGCTGCAGTTGTGACGGGTGAAACGCCTCAGGCTCAGCGTGAAGATATATTGGAACGCTTTGAGGACGGCAAGATACACGCGCTGTGTAACGTCGCTGTACTCACTGAAGGTTGGGACGCGCCTCGTACCGACTGCATCGCATTGCTGCGCCCCACCAAATCACTGGGCCTGTACATGCAGATCTGTGGCCGTGGCATGCGAACCTGGGGTGACAAGAAAGACTGCTTGCTGTTGGACTACGGCGAGAACATGAACCGCCATGGCTGCATTGATACCGCCAGACCTGTCACGCCTAAGGATGAAGACAAAGAAAAAGAGACAAAGATCTGGATTTGTGACTCTTGTGTCGCCGTCAACGACATAGACGATAAGACTTGCGTCGAGTGTGGCGCACCCAAGCCAGCGCCTGTACAGCAGCCCAAGCTGTTTGAAGAAGAAGAGAAGGATGCTGCCGCAACCAGGCAGGCGGCCCAAGGGTCTGTGTTATCTGATGAGCTTGATGAGCCAGCGCAGAAGCTTGAGAAGATCAAGAACATTGATTTCATCACTGCACAAAGAAAGACATCGAAGAGTGGTAACGATTATTTAAACGTTGCGTTCTCTAGCCCTAACGAATACTGGCCACAGAACATGCCCATCATGCTGGGTATGCGCGGCAAAGCAGGCTCACTAGCTGAGCGCAAGTGGCGGGCCCTGACAAACAATTACGCTTGCCCAATCAACATCGATGATGCGGTTGACCAAGTGAACAATGAACGTGTGCTCAGTCACATCAAACAAATAACTGTAAGAAAAGAAGGAAGGTACTGGAATGTCGTTAGTGTCCATTTTTGATCGGATCGATGAACAAATAGCAGAGAAGGAAAGCCGTAGCCGTGGCCACCTCGGCTTCAGCGGGATAGGTGATGACGATGAGTACAAGCAGTGGATGGGCTTTCACTGGTGCCTGCCATCTACATTCAAAGGCAGGATGCTGCGTCTGTTTGACCTAGGCAATCGGATTGAAGACCAGGTGGTTGATAACATACGAGACACCGATGTTATTTCCATTGCATCTCATGACAAGGACGGCAACCAATTCCGTGCATCGTTCTTTGGCGGGCACTTCGCAGGCTCCTGTGACGGCCTTCTCAAAGGCGTATTCCCACCGCCTAGTGAAGAGGTGGTCTTGCTGCTTGAGGTAAAAAGCGCCAACGACAAGCGGTTCAAGGAGCTTGTAAAGCTGCAGAGCTACGAAGCCTGGAGCGAAACGTATCGATGGCAGATTCACGCCTACATGGGCGCTCTTGGCCTGACCATGTGCATGGTGGTAGTGGTCAACAAGAACAATAGTGAGGTGTACGAGGAGATCATCGACTTCAACCCAGACCTCTGGGACAAGGCACAAGCTAGGGCTTGGCGCATTATCACTAGTGACGCACCCGACAAAGACACACGCATGTCTGAGAAGGACTGGCGCATGAAGAATGAGTCCAACCTGTACCGTGACATCTACTACGGGCGCCGTCTGCCGGAATCAGTCAACTGCAGGAACTGCAAGAACGTCAAACCGTTAATCGAATCAAATGGTGCAGTTTGGTATTGCTCACGAAGCAACAGGGCTGTCCCATTGGAAGAGCAGAAGCTTGGGTGCAAAGACCACCTGTGGATACCAGAACTTGTGAACGCGAATCATCTACCTGGTAAAAGCACAGACGATTCTGTGGCTTATCAGGTTGGGGTCATGGA